CCCCAACGCGAGTTTCTGTCGGGTTTCCAAAAAATCGTGAGGCTTGAAAATGGGCAGACGAGGCCCCCTGCCTGATCCTGGCTCCGAACGGTCCGCCACCGGCCGCAACACGCTGTCCCGCGCGGCGAGTGAAGTGGACTGCCCAACTCCCCCGGCCCACCTCGCCGAGCGGCCGCTGGCCGCCGCCTTCTGGGAGGCCCACGCCCCGACCCTCGCGGCCGAGGGCCGGCTCCGCCAGATCCACGCGGAGGCCTTCGCCCAGCTCTGCCACTTGTATGCCGACGTCCGCGAGCTGGGCCGCACGATCGCGGCGGAGGGGTGGATCACCTCGACCGACAAGGGCCAGGCGGTGTCTCCGGTCGCGCGGCTCCTGCGTGACTCGCGGCGCGACTTCGTCACACTGGCGGCGAAGTTCGGCCTGACCGCCGCCGACGAGGCGCGGTTGCCGGCCGCGGAGACCGACGACCATGGCGAAGACGAAGACGACGCCCTCCGGGCCTTCACCGGGGGCTGACCGCCCCGAAGCCTGCCCGGGCTACGTCTTCGACGCCGCGGCCGCCCGCCGCCCGGTCGAGTTCATCGAGCGATTCTGTCGGATGCCCTCGACCACCGGCGGGCCCGCCGAGCCGCTCTGCCTGATCGACTGGCAGCGGGAGCGGGTGGTCGAGCCGCTGTTCGGATGGAAGCGGCCGGACGGCCGGCTCCGCTACCGCCGGGCCGGGATCTTCTGCCCGAAGAAACAGGGGAAGAGTTTCCTGATGGCGGCCCTGGCCCAGTACCTCCTGACCGCCCACCACCCGATTTCCGACGTCTACCTGGCTGCGGTCGACCGCCTCCAGGCCCGCGAGATCTACCGGGTCGTGTCGAAGTTCGTCCGGGCCTCCCCCCAGCTGGCGAAGCTGCTCGAGGTCGTCGACTCCAAGAGCCTGATCAAGAACCGCGAGAACGGGAACGTCCTCCGGTGCCTGTCGGCCGACGCCTACCGGAACGAAGGGCTGAACGGGTCCGTGATCGTGGACGAGATCCACGCCCACAAGTCGGATGCCCTGATCGCGGCCCTGACCTACGCGACCAGGGCCACGCCGAACGGCCTGGTCCTCGCGATCTCGACCGCCGGCGAGAACAAGAACGGGGTCGGATACCAGTGGTGGAAGGACGCCCAGCTCGTGAGCAGCGAGCACGGCGGCGACCCGGCCGCGAACCCGTCCTTCTACGGGCTGATCTACGCGGCCGCCCCCGACGACGACTTCTCCGATCCGGCCGTCTGGCGGAAGGCCAACCCGTCGATGGGGATCACCTTCTCCGAGGAGGAGTTCGCGGCCGACTACCAGGACGCGACCACCGATTCCCGGAAGTTCTCGCGCTGGCTCCGCTACTCGCTCAACGTCTGGGCCGACGGCCGGGACGAGCAGTGGTTCAAGGGGGACGCCTTCGCCAACTGCCGCCGGCCCCCGCCGGAGGCGCTCGCCGGCCGGCCCTGCGTCGTCGGCGTCGACCTGGCGTCGAACCTCGACATGACCGCGGCCTGTTTCCTGTTCAAGGCGGCCGACGGGTCCTGGGACGCTGTCATGCGGTACTGGGTGCCGGAGGAGACCGTGGCGGAGCGGGAGCGAAAGGACCGCGTCCCCTACTCGACCTGGATCCGCGAGGGCTGGCTGAACGTGACGCCTGGGGCGCGGCTCGATCACGAGACGGTCGCCCGCGACATCCTGGCCTTCGGGCAGGAGCACCGGATCGTGAAGGTCGGGAGCGACCCGTGGCAGGTCGGGCCGCTGGCGACCTTCCTGCAGCGGGAGGGCCTCGAGGTGAAGGGGGTCGCCCAGACGACCGCCCGGCTCAACTCGCCCTGCAAGATGCTCGAGGGCCTGGTCGTCGAGGGGAAGTTCCGGTTCGAGAATCCGATCCTCCTCTGGAACGCGAACCACTGCCTCGTCTACACGGACGCCACGGGCATGATCAAACCGGACAAGGGCAAGAGCACGGAGAAGATCGACGGCCTGGCGGCGGCGGCCAACGCCTTCGCGATGGCGATCGACGCCGACGAGCAGCTCGACGGGCCGAGCCCCGACGACTACCGGATCGTTTCGCTCTGGTAGGAGGTTCAAGCCTTCGGGGGCCGTAATCAACACTAGGGCGACCGGCGGCGGTACGCGCCGGCCCCCCGGACGCCGTCCCGATGCCCGCCAAGAAGGCCACCGCCACCACCACGAAGCGGCCCTCTCGGCGGCGCGGCAAGGCGACCGGGCCGGTGATGTTCTCCGTCCGGGGGTCCAGCCTGGCCCTTTCGCCGTCGGCCTGGAGCGGCACCGGCGGCAATCTGCTGGGGGGCCACATCACCCCCGAGATCGCGGTCCGGGTGTCGTCGATCTTCGCGGTCTGCCGCTTTATCGGGCAGGGGGTCGGCGTGATGCCGATCCACATCCACCAGACGCTGGCGAACGGCCGGAAGGTCCCGTTCAACCCGCCGGCTTCCTACGCGATCCGCCGCCGGCCGAACCCGTGGCAGACGTCGTTCGACTTTATGTCGCTCCAGGCCTACTGGACGGCGCTCCACGGCAACGGCTTCGCCCGGATCATCTCTGGCGACCGGGGGTTCATGACCACGCTGATCCCCCTGCACCCGACCCGCGTCAAGGTGGAGCAGCTGCCCGACTACTCGATCCGCTACCAGTTCCTCCAGGAGAAGGGCGGCTGGGTGCCGCTTCGCCAGGACGAGGTCCTCCATTGGAAGTGGATGAGCGAAAACGGCCTCTGGGGAATGGCGCCGTCGGAGGTGTGCGCGACCTCGATCGGCCTGGCCCGTCAGCTCGACGTCGCGGCCACCGCCTACTGGCGGAACGGGGCCCGGCCCGACTTCGTGATCCAGACCGACGAGAAGCTCGACGAGGGCGCGATCGACCAGCTGCGGACGATGTTCCGCGAGATGTACGGCGGGGCCAACCGCGGAGCCCCGGCCGTGATGACGAAGAAGATGACGCTGACGCCCATGCAATCCAACAGCATGGAGCAGAGCCAGTACCAGCAGCTCCGGGACGCGATCCTGCCCGACATCTGCCGACACTGGGGCGTCCCGTCCACGCTCCTGGGCGATGCCAAGATGGCGAGATACAGCAACCCGGAGCAGGAACACCTCTCCGCCCAGGTCTGGTGCATGCTGCCCTGGCAGAAGCGGATGGAGGGGCCGTTCGACATGGCGCTCCAGCCGGTCTACGGCGACGACGTCTACGTCCGGCTCGACAACCGCGGGCTGTTGCGGGGCGACTCCGCGAGCCGCGCGGCGCTGTACCAGTCGATGTTCAACATGGGGGCGATCACCCCGAATGAGATCCGCGACTTCGAAGACCTCGAGGTCCTCGACGACCAGGCCGCGAACGAGACCTTCATGCAGCTTGGGTTCTCGACCCTGGGCAACGCCGCGGCCGCGGCGGCCGCCCCCGAAGGCGAGCCGGTGGCGCAGCCGGCCGACGAGCCGGAGGACGAGCCAGCCGCCGACGAGCCCCAGCCCGCCCGGGGGCCGGGGACCGGGGTCCCGGAGGCCGGGGGCTTCCGTGAGGGCCAGTACGTCTACTGGGCCGGCGGGGAGGGCACGATCGAACACCTGATGATCGACGGGGTCCTGGGGGTCGAGGGCTCGCCGTTCGCGATCGCCGCGACGGAGGCCGAGCCGGCCGCCAGCGTCCGCGTCTACCAGGACGGCCAGCCGACCGAGTTCACGGTCGGGAAGCGGGTGGCGGAGCTGTCGGCCGAGCCGCTGGACCAGGAGGAAGACGCATGACCGCCGAGATCGAGCGCCGCTATCTGCCGACGACCGACTACCCCGACGCGATCCGGGTCGAGACCCGCGACGGCGAGCCGCCGGTGATCACCGGGATCTCGCCCCCATGGGATTCGCTGTCCGTGGATCTCGGCGGCTTCCGCGAGAAGTTCGCCCCGACCGCCTTCGACAGCCTGGTCGACCGCAAGGCGAACGATCCGCGCGGGAAGATCGACGTCCCGTTCCTGACCGACCACCTGTCCCACCTGATCACGGGCCGGACCTCGAACGGCCGCCTGGAAATCCGGAAGGCGCTCAAGGGCCTCGAATACGTTCACCGGCCGATCCAGACGACCCACGGCCGGGATCTGGCGATGCTGGTCGAGGACCGCACGATCACCGGCTCGTCGTTCGCGTTCACCGCCGCCCCCGACGGGGAGGCCTGGACGGAGGACGAGAAGGGGAACGTGACGCGGACCGTGTTCCGGGCCTCCGGCCTCTACGACATCTCCGCCGTCACCTACCCGGCCTACCCCCAGAGTTCGATCGGCACCCGGTCGCTCCCGCTCTGGAAGAACGCCCGCGGCATCGTGGCCGCCCGGGCCGAGCCGAAGCCGCTCACGATCTCGATCGACTACGACCGCACGTTCACCGCCGCGCCCGGCCTGTGGCGGTCCTTCATCGTGGACGCCACGGGGCGCGGCAATCGCGTGGTGTGCATCTCGCGCCGCGAGGACACCGACGCCAACCGCGACGAGCTGCGGCTGGCCTTCGGCGACCTCGACCTGGCCGGGCTGCTGCTCTGCGGCACCGGCACCCAGAAGCGGGCCGCCGCCGCGGCCGCCGGCCTCGAGGTGGACGTGTGGATCGACGACTACCCCGAGGGGATCCCGGACGCCGCGCCGGTCCCGCGGGGGACGCCGCCGGTCAAGGTCTCGACCCTGGCCGGGGCCCGGGCCGCCGCAGCGGCCGCCGCCGCCAGGATGCGAATCGCCACCGGCTGAAAGGAAACCCACCCATGATTTCTTCCGCCTCCGTGGCCGTGGCCACGAACCTCGACGCCGGCCTCCTGAACAAGATCCAGGCCTTCGTCCAGACCGCCAAGGCATCCGCCGCCGACGGCCTGACCTGGGTCGAGTTCGGCGACCTGATGCTGGCCCTGCTCCGGCTGGTCGTGACCGCCCTCGACACCGTGGGCGCGATGACCGGCGCGGAGAAGAAGGCGCTGGCCCTGGAGGCCGTGG